ATTTTAAATTATTAAGAGGTTATGATGATAAACCGAGTCGAATAACTGACAATAACTCACATCAAAATGGGATATTTATTCCAGCATTTGAACCGATGAGACAAAATAGATTCTTGGTAATTTTTCCCGAAGTTTTCAATATATCACCTTATTTAGTTAGAATGGCATCAAGACCAACAGCAACATTTAATGATGGTTTGGTTCGATGGGACGACATACAGTTTACACTACATGACCCCATAAGTCCATCTATGTCACAAACAATTTATGAACTTATAGGTACAGAAATACTTTATAGTCCGATGGTCATCAAACTTCAAATGTTAGGACCTGTTGGAGATATAATTTCAGATTGGTCAATATGGGGAGCAATTAGTTCAGCTGATTTTGGTGATTTAGATTATAGTTCTGACGAATTGGCGGACGTTACATTAAACATGAGTGTGTCAAATGTTATATTAAATTATTAAATTAATTTGGTAATTTAAATTTTTTTACTTATACTTTATATATTCAAAAACATATATCGTATCATTGTAGCACAATGTACAATGGTATAAGACGGAAGTTGTTGGTGTACGCTTCCGTCTTTTTTTATTTACAAATTTTTTATTTCAATTTTTTTTGTTTATACTTTCTATTATATGTCATCAGTTGTAACGGAATATGCTCCAATTATAGATATTCTAGAAGATATTCTAGGTGAGTATAGGATGCATAATGAATATAAAGGTCAGATATCTTTTGATTGTCCCGTTTGTTCTTATGAAATCAAGGGTTTAGATGACGGTGATGGTAAAGGTAACTTAGAAGTAAACTATAGAAGAGGTGTTTATAAATGTTGGTCATGTGCCGAAACTGATAATACTCATGGGTCAATTTATAAATTAATTAAGAAACACGGAAACCAAAAACACCTTAAAAGATATGAGTTACTAAAACCAGAAGACGTTGAGTTTATACAACCAATCAAAAAGGAAGTTAAATTACCTGTTGAATTTGTACCATTGAATGATGTGAGTTTAGGTATGAAATTATCACATCATTACAAACAAGCGATGACTTATCTCAAAAAAAGAAACATAGATGATAAGATAATTAGAAAATTCAATATTGGTTTTTGTTACGGTGGAAACTATGAAAATAGAATTATAATTCCATCATACAACGAACAAAGAAAGATTAATTATTTTATTGCTCGTTCATATTTGTCAAAAACAAAAATGAAATATAAGAATCCAGATGTTCAAAAGGAATTGATTATCTTTAACGAAAGTCTGATTGATTGGACTAAAAAAATATATCTTGTTGAAGGTGCGTTTGATTCAATATTTTTAGATAACGCTATACCAATGTTAGGTAAATACATAAGTGAGTTACTCTACAATAAAATATATGAAAACGGAAACGAGGTTACAATTGTTTTGGATGGAGATGCGTGGAGTGATGCTGAGAAACTATACCATAAAATGAATTGTGGTAAATTAATGGGTAAAATTAATATTGTTAAATTACCAAAAGATAAAGACATTGCCGATTTACAGGGCAATTTACAAGATTATAAAGAATTTAAATTAGACTAATGGATTTACATAAAATAGCAGAAGAAATAAGAAACACTCTTGAAGAAAAAAGAAAAGAGTTAGAGTTGACCTTTATTGAGGAAGACCACATTTACTATATGAAAGATATAAATGGAAAAATTAGGTCAAATTTTCCTTCGGTATCTAAAGTTTTAAAAAAGTTTTACATCCCATTTGATGCAGATACAAAGGCGTTACAAATGAGTGATGGTGATGAATATGAGGCTAACATTCTATTAGAAAAATGGAAGAAAGCGGGAGACTACTCAACCAATTTAGGTAGTAGAGTACATTATGAATTGGAGTTTGATTTGATTGGTAGATATAACAACTACAAAGAGATTAGGAGACCCATATTTGAATGTGATACTGTTCAAATTGATAAGAGTGACAGAATGATTTCTGCTGGTAAAGAGTTTATTAACCTAATGATTTCAAGAGGTGCAGTGTTATTGGATACTGAAATAGTATTAGGTGACCCCGAATTAGGTTATACAGGTCAACCGGATAAAATATGGTTAATGTTAAATAAAACAAAAGACAATTTTGGTATTGTTGTGACCGACTGGAAAACAAATCAACCAAAAAATTTCTTAGTTCAACCATATACAGGTTGGATGTTACACCCTTTTGAAAACTATCATGACACAGCATTAACACATTATTATGTGCAATTACCATTGTACGCAAAATTACTGATAAAGATGTTACAAAATACAAAATTTCAAGATTTAAAACTATTAGGGTGTGTTGTAACTCACTTAAAAGAAGATGGCACATTTGATGAGTATAAAGTACCGTCAGAAATAAGTCAAGGTGTTATTCAAATGGATATAAAACAATATTTAAAATGATAAAAAAAATAATTCACATTGCTGATTTACATATCAGAACATTTCAGTTACATGATATGTACAAAAAACAGTTTAAACTACTTTTAGAGGATGTTAAGAAACAAGTTGAGGGTTATGACTATGATGAAATTAGAGTGGTAATTGCTGGTGACATTGCTCATCAAAAAATTAATGTATCTAACGAACAAATGTTATTAACTTCATGGTTTTTTAAACAAATTGTAGATAAAATAGGTAAATTAATCATAATTCCCGGTAATCACGACTTTTTGGAGAACAACCATTCAAGAGTTGATAGTATAACACCCGTTGTGGAGTTATTAAACGACCCAAATATCACTTATTATAGAGATAGTGGTGTCTACGATGATAACAACGTTAAATGGGTCGTATATTCGTTATATCAACACAATCAAAGACCTGATTTTGTAAAAGAAGACGATAGTTTATATGTTGGTTTGTTTCACGGACCAATTCAAGGACTTTCTACCGACTTAGGTTTTGAATTTGATAATGCATATTCACCATTAAACTTCGTAAATTTAGATATTGTACTATGTGGAGATATACATAAAAGACAAATGTTCGATTTACCAAGTGGTGGTCGAGCATTTATGATTGGTTCGTTAATACAACAGAACTTTGGTGAAACGGTGAACTTTCATGGTTATGGAATTTATGACGTTGAATCTGAAGAATACACAACACATGACATTGATAATGAACAACCGTTTTTAAATTTTTCAATAACAGACATTTCCGATATAGAAAACAATGCAGAAATCCTTCTTAACATTAGATAATGAATTTTTAAAATATTGTGAGATTAACAATATTACTGACCCTGAAAAATTAGCAAAAGAAATATTTCAGAAAGGATTTACAATAGTAAAATATGGTGAAATACCAAATGGATTAAGAGGTCAAAATACCATTATCGAAAAGGAAGTAATAAAGGAAGTAATCGTTGAGAAGTTTATCGATAGAATAGTTGAAAAACCAATCGAAGTAATAAAGGAAGTAATAAAGGAAGTTCCGGTTGAGGTTATAAAAGAAGTACCGATTGAAATAAAAGGAGATACTCAAATCGTAACTAAAGAAGTTATAAAGGAAGTTACAGTTGATAAGATAGTTGAAGTCATTAATACTGACGAAATTAATAGATTAACCGAAGAAAATAAAAAACTAAAAGAAGATTTAGATAAAATTACATCATCACTTGAAAGTTTTGGCCGTAAGGGTAAACTAATGAAAGATAGTAATATGTCATCATTATATGATGAATAATTTTGTTTAATGGATTTTTTTTTGTATAATTTAGAATTATGGAAAAGATTATATTTTGGGCATTAGCCGCGTATGGAATGAGTACCATTATAGTATATGGCTCAATTTTCGAAGGTTTCAGAAATTTTATTCACCGATGGGGCGAAAATCCTATGAACCCTTACCAAGGTCTTGGTAATTTTTTATCTGGATTAATAAAATGTATGTTATGTACATCAACGTGGGTTGGGTTCTTTTTCTCAATCACTATTGGTGGACTAACATCACAACTATTCAATATCGGATGGTTACCATCAATTTTCTTTGATGGTGTCTTTACTGCTGGTGTTGTATGGGCAATAAACGGAATTGTCGAATTCTTCGAAGAGAATAGATTCGGACAATAATAAACTCACCCAATGGGTGATAGTGTAAAAAATGAAATTTAATGGGTTTTAAAAAAAATAATTATGACGACAGTAAAGTTAGAGAGTTCGGAATAAAATTTACAAAGGATGTCTTCAATCTTCTATTTGAATCACACCCAAATTGTAAAGCAATTGACTTAATAAATCCAGACGATTATTCACACGGAGTGGAGTTGGAAAGAGGAGGTTGGACAGGTAATTTTTGGGATAGCGATTATTCACTAATAAGCGGATTGGAATCAAGAACAATAAACATACCGATACGAAAATTAAAATACTGGTATAGTAATGTTAATGATGAAAGAACCCCAAATGATTATCAACATTTATTTATTAGGACAAATAAAGATTTCACACAGGTTATTTTAATTAGACCCAACACAATCAAAGACGAAACAAAAATATTATTTACAGAGTTCAAACCAAACAACAGTAATGAAATTGAAAAATGGATGTCATTTGAAGAAAAAAATGTTGAAACATACAATTTAATTGACGATATTTGGGAACTACAAAAAATAAAAACAAAAGATGATTTATAAAAATCCTTATATAAAAGTAACCTGGCAAGATACACACGAAAATTTCACACCAGAAAAAATAAGTAGAATTAAATCCTACTTCCAAAAAAAATACAACACCAAATACGTACAAATAATAACGAAAGTTATTACAAATGATGAAGATACTAAATTAGCATCGTTGGATATTTCTGAAAGTATTTCAGATTATGAATATCAAAAAATGTTAATGAAAGACTTCATTAAAGAAAACAAAATTACTATTGATGTTGACCTTATTGACCGATTGGATAATAGGGTAAACGAACAACTAACCAAACAAAATGGTGGTAAAATAAAATATAGTAAATGGAACATTAAAAAGGTTGAGTTCTCAAATTTCCTTTCTTATGGAAATGACAATATGATTGACTTTACCGATTTACCTGGTATCACAGTTGTTGAATCAACACCTAAAAATTTTGGGGGTAAATCAACCGCAACTGTTGATTTGTTAATGTTTTTATTTTTCAACAAAACAACCAAAACCAAAACTAATTCTGAAGTCTTTAACCGATTCACGGATGTTGATGAAGTTAGGGTTAAAGGTTATATTAACATTGACGGGGATGATTTCATAATTGAAAGAACAAGTAACCGTAAGAAAAGTAAAAGTGGTGATTATACCATTACTAATAAACTTGATTTTTCTAAAGTAAATTCTGACGGTACGATTGAAAATCTAACCGGAGAACAAAGAAGAGAAACCGAAGAATTTATAGTAATGGCAATCGGTGATGAAGAAGATTTCTTATCAACCATATTAACCACAGGATATAATTTAGAGGAGTTAATTGAATCTAAACCAACTGCGAGAGGACAAATACTGACTAAATTTTTAGGATTAGAAACATTAAAAGATAAGGAAGATATCTGTAAGACCATACAAAGTGAATGGAGTAAAAAATTGGTTTCAAATAGTCACAATCTTGTTGACTTGGAGAGTGAAATAACCTTATTCAAAGAAAGTATTGATAATAATAATGACGAAATAAAACGTCTATCGGGTGAATTAGTATCTACCGAAAAAAGATTAAAAAAACTTGAATCTCGCAAAGATGAAGTTCAGTTAAAAAGAAATAACGATATTGACCAAGAGTTAATTAGAACAAATCCAGACCAAATTAAAAAAGATATTGGAACACTTGATGTCGCTAAACAAAAGGCGATATTGGAGGCGAATTCAACCAATGTAAAAGAACCATCTAAATTTTATTTAGAGGAAGACCATCAATTAGTAAAAGATGAGATGAATGTTTTAATTGTTGAAGGTAGGGTTAATGCGGATGTGATTAAAAGAAATGAATTGTTAGTTAAACAATTAGAAGAAGGACAAATATGTCCAACTTGTAATCGAGCATTGGAAGATGTTGACCATACTGATGAAATCAATAAAATAAAACAATTGATTGAAAGTACTAATGGAATCCAAACAGAAAATAGAAAAAAATATGATGAACTAACCGATAAAGAAAAAGTTCTATCCGATTTGAAGAAAGAATACGATGAGTATGAAAGAAACAAATTAAAGAAGACAAGGTATGAACTTGAATCCGACCAAAAACAAATGGATATTGATAGGTTACAACTCAAACTTGACAACTATGACCGTAACAAACAGAAATTAGATGAAAATCAAAAAATTGATGGTGAGTTAATTGGATTAAAAACCCAAATTGATACCGCAAACGCAGATATTCGTCAATTTAATAGTAGTATTGAGAAATTAAAGGCAACCATTATTACATTGGGTGATAAGATTAAAGTAAATGAGGAATTATCCGATAAAATCAAAAAAGAAAATGTGACACAATCAATTTTCAAAGTTTATTTAAGTGTGTTTGGTAAGAACGGTATTTCAAAAGTTATTCTTAAAAATATGATACCATTAATTAATCAAGAATTATATCGATTATTAGTTGATAGTTGTCATTTCATATTGGAGTTAAATATTAATGACAAAAATGAGGTTGAATTTGTTATGATTGATACTGAAACCAGGGTAGTGAAACCATTAAATTCAGGTTCGGGATATGAACGTACAATTTCGTCTTTGGCACTTAGAAGTGTATTAACAAAAATATCATCTTTACCTAAACCAAATATTGTTGTTATGGATGAGGTGTTTGGTAAGATTGCCGATGAAAACTTAGAGATGGTCGGGGAGTTTTTTAAGAAAATTAAAGACTATTTTGACCATATTTTTGTCATCTCCCACAATTCGTTGATAAGAAATTGGTCAGACAACTTGGTTATGGTTAAAAAAGAGGAAAATGTAAGTTCAATAGATTTTATTACTCCCAAAATTTCTTAATTTAAAAAAAAATCATTACTTTTGTAAAAATAAAAAAATATGACACCAAAAATTTATAAAGAATTCGGTTTGTTCGCAAAGGACAAAGGTATTAGTGGAATGAACTTACATCATTTCAACAAACAGGTAGAGGATAGTTTAACACCATACATCCTTGAGGAAAGGTCAATGAATGTCACCGTAATGGATGTGTTTTCACGTTTAATGATGGAACGTATCATATGGGTTGCTGGTGTTGTTAACGACAACATGTCCACTATTGTACAAGCACAATTAATGTTCTTGGATAGTATTGACAATAATGATATAACAATGCATATTGATAGTCCGGGAGGTTCTGTGAAATCTGGTTTATCCATGGTGGATGTTATGGATTACATTAACTCGGATATCAGAACCATCAATACAGGTATGGCAGCTTCTATGGGGTCTATTTTACTTGGAGCAGGTACAAAGGGTAAAAGAAGTTCATTGAGGTTCTCAAGAACCATGTTACACCAATCATCGGGAGGATTTGAGGGTAACATCCAAGATGCTAAAATTAATATGGTTGAATGGGATAAGTTAAACAAGACATTGTTTGAATTACTTGGTTCTTATTGTGGTAAATCCGCTGAAACGGTAATGAATGACGCATCAAGAGATTTATGGTTATCTTCACAAGAAGCTCTTGAATACGGAATCATTGATGAAATTATCACCAAGAAGAAGTAAAATAATTGGGCTTGGTATTTATTATTAAAGCACAATTATGGACAAGAATTTAAACAAAGTAGGTTCTTTTTTTATTAAGAATTATAAAACGTTATTATTTGTAATTCTGGGGTTGTTTCTGTTTTATTGGGTGATTTTTATTATCACACCATCAGTTACAATGTCCAATAAAGAAAGGGCTAAGATTGATTCACTAAATGTTGTTATCCAAGGTCTCCATAACGAGAATTTAAAGTTGGATAGTACCATTACGAGTCTCAATAAGGAGATTGAACAGGTCGACAAACAAATTGAAGACATAAAAAAGAAAAAAACAACAGTTAAAAAAGAATATCATGAAAAGATTAATCGTGTTGACAACTATACTGAGCCTGAGCTTGACAGCTTTTTCTCAGACAGATACAAATAATAAGGAAAAGGTAAAATGTTTTCCGGTTCATGTCGCAAAACAAATTGCTAAGGATTTACTAAAAGGTGATTCGGCTATGGCTGAATTAAAATTAGTGAACGAACAACTTGTAAAGACAGAAGAAAAGGTATCACTTAAAGATAGTGTCATTTCCACAATGGTTACCAAAGAGAAGAATTATATTAGTATAATTGATGCTCAAGATAAGAAGTATACCGTTATGGAAGACTACTCAAAAAAACTTGAGTTTCAATTAAAGAAAGAGAAAGTTAAAAACAAGTTTACATCGATACTTTCCGGTGTTGCGGTTTTAGTTTTGGGTACACTATTGATAGTTCATTAAAAAATGATATATTTTGTTATTGGTATACAATGGAGAACAATAAAGAAGAATTAATGAAAACATATCTTTTATTTTTATATTCAAATTTTGAAGACCACGAATATGTGGATTTTTTTACTACTGAGATACTTGGATACAGTCCAATGATTAAAAAGGTAAGATTTGTAATAGAAGATAACCCAAAAAATGTTATAATAATATTTGAATCAGATTCACCTAGAAAGGAGTTATCTGAGGAATTACATAGTATTTTATCAAAAGAAACTGTAAAATTTTACTTTTTATTCGATAGAACCAACATCTATAGTGCCAACCTTCCTGTGCAGATGAAAGAATTTATGTTTAAACCTAAAGATGAACACACGTCTTTAAGGTTAGAATACGATAAAAAACAAGAGGATACATCATTCAAAACCATGGATTTAGATACTATTTTAGAAAAAATAGACGAATTTGGGGTTGATAGTTTATCATCTGAGGAAAAAAAGTTTTTAGATAGCTTTAAAAACTAAATTTATTTGTTTATTTTTACACCAACCAACAAACTACATTTTCATGAGTAAAACAATCCTATTCAACACAGAAGAAATTCAAAATTATATAAAAGACATACGTAAAATAAAAGTAATATCACATGAAAGACAAGATGAAATTTTCAAGTTGTTATCTAAAAGTGATATAACAAAATCGGAAAAACAAGCACTCCATAATGAGTTAGTTCTTGGTAACCTACGTTTTGTAATTACAATTGCTAAGTCTTACCAAAATAGTGGTATGGATTTAATTGATATCATATCCGAAGGAAACATTGGATTAATGAGAGCGGCGGAAAGATTCAATCCAAATAGTGGTTTTAAATTTATTTCTTATGCGGTTTGGTGGATTAAACAATCCATTATGGCTTCCTTAAATGAAAACGCGAGAACGATTAGACTACCATCTAATATCATTCAGGAAAACCAGAAAAAAAGAAAAAGTAACCAAGTATTTGATGACCAATTTTTTATTCACCAAGATGATAGTGGTTCAGAAATCATTTTACCGTACTGTATAAACCTTTTCCAAGAAATAAACGAGGATGGGGATTTATTAATCGATACGATTGTAAATCACGACTCAGAAAATCCTGAAAAAGTGTTAGACACATTAGATGAAGTTAAAAAAAGAGTATCAATTTTGTTATCCATATTAGATGATAGGGAGAAAGTAATAATTGAAAAATCTTATGGACTAAATGGGGTTGAAATGAATTTAGAGGATTTGGGAGAAGAGTTTGGTTGTACAAAAGAACGTATAAGACAATTGAGGGATAAGGCATTAAAGAAACTACGTAATGATAGTTACGGATTATTAAACTATTTATAAAATAAAAAAAATTATGAAAAAATTCATTCAAAACAATTTCACCGTTATTGTATTAGTAATTGCACTTTTAGGTTTATTAAAAGGTTGCGGTGATGGAAGAGAACTCTCAAAAATGAGAAAAGAAATTGAATCAATTAAAGATTCCACTTACACTAAAAATGAACTAGATGTTAAACTTAAAATCGAAGGACTAAAGTCTGAAAAAAGAATGATTCAAGCAACAGATAGAAAAATTTTAGATGTAAACAGACAAACTGAGATTGATAATGAAATAATTAAATTGGAAAACACAATTAAATAAATGAAGAATTGGTTTAGTAAAAATTTTAAGACAGTAATTATATCGGCGTTTTTAATACCGATTATAACCGTAGCAATTGTATCTATTTCACACGTTACTAAATGGTATGGTATTTCTAATCCGGTAACATGGGCGGTATACTTATCGGTTGGTATTGAAATTGCAGCGTTATCCGCATTGGCAGCAATATCTGCCGATATGGGAAAGAAAGTATATTTCCCTTTCGGTATTGTAACATTGGTGCAATTTATAGGTAACATTTTCTTTGCTTATTCATATATTGACATAAATGGTGAGTCATTTAAATCATGGGTTGAGTTAACATCACCATTGGTTGAATTTATGGGGGTTGACCCAAATGATTTTGTTGGTCATAAAAGATTTTTGGCATTTTTTGCAGGCGGTATGTTACCAATAATCTCACTTTCTTTCTTACATATGTTGGTTAAATTTACACAAAACTCTAAGAATGAAACTAATACCCCTATTGAACCAAATACACCAGTTATTGAAGCTAAAGATATAGTTGGTGAAGTTTCTAGAGTTAGGTTATCAGAAGATGATTTATCCGTATTAGAAGAGATTTTATCAAATCCACCTAAACCAAATGAGGAATTAGTGAAAGCGGTTGAGGAATACGAAAAAAAATTAGATGAAGATTTTGATGGTTTTGTTCCTGAACCATTTGCAACACCTGAAGAAGTTGTGGAACAAAAAATTGATGAACCAATTGTTGAAAAATGGGAAGAAATTTTACCACATAATCTTAGACCAATGGATGAAAATTCACCAATTATCGACTTGGTTAAACCAGAGGAAACTCAAATAATCAACGAACCACAACCTATTAATGAGCCGGTTACAGAATTTGTTCCTGCGTTGGGTGACGATGAAGTGAGAGAAATGTTTTTAGACGAATGGGAAAGAAAATTTGATTTAGTTGAAGATGAAGAAGTTATTACTGAAACGACACCAACACCTTCTGTAGTTGAAGAACCGGTAATCACTCCCGATATTGTGGTTGAAGAAACTCCGATAATCATTCCGATAGTTGATGAACCAATTGTAGAAGAAGTCGTTACTGAAATCATTCCTGAAACATCAGTTGAGTCTTTATCTGAAACAACAGATGAAGAAAAAAAAAATTAGTAGAAGAATCATTAACACCAATAATACCATCTCAAATAGATGGTTTGGGGGAAATTGGGGTATTGCAGGAGGAAATAAATAATATTGAGTCCAAAGAAGAACCAATTAATAATCAAGATTTAACGCAAGATAGTAATGATATACCATCATCCGTTTCATCCGAAGTGAGAAAAAATTTCATAAGGAATGTTGGAAATACACAACGTAGAAAATTTAGATAGTAAAAATCTTAATATTACTCGTAGAAAATCTAAAAAAAATCAGATTTTACTATATGATACATCGAGAAGAGCGGATGATTTTATTAGTAAAATAAGGTATAGAAATAACGAAAAATACAATCAAATACCTCATTTTATTATCACTAAATTAGGTACAGTTTACCAAATATTTGATACAAATCATCATTCAAATACTTTTGATGACCCTCAAATCGATAAACAGTTTATAAAAATTGCAATTGAAAATCTCGGATGGTTGAATAAAAATACCATTACGGGATTTTTAACTAATTGGATAGGTGACATATATAGGTCAGAACCCCACACTCAAGGATGGAGGAATTATTACTTTTGGGATAAGTATACCGATTCCCAAATGAGGTCATTATCACAACTATGTGATTTACTTTGTGATAAACACAATATACCAAAAAAATCAGTTAAAACTCAAGGATTCTTTGAAAATGCAATAAAATTCAATGGAGTTGTATGTAAATCTAATTTTTCAAATATTTATACAGATATAAACCCATCATTCAATTTTATACAACTTTTTAAAGATGAACAAGAACAAATCGGAATATGACCAAATTAAGGGAATGTTAAATACATTGAGAAACCTTAATGAATCAAAAAATACCACAAAGAAAACATTAAACGAGGACATCGAAACAGGTGAAGAACCCTCATTAGACTCATCAAAGGAACAATTTGACAACGTTGAGGTTATCAATGACGTAGAAGTAAAAATACTTTCTACAGACCAAGAAGACGTTAAATTAAAAGATGAGGAAAAAAGTTCAATAAGTCAGTTTATTGATTCATTCAGACAACAAGTTTCACAATTAGCGGAATTAGACCCGGGTATTACCATTGATGAAAATCAAATAAGATTAGATGGTAATATGACGGAAACCGAAATAAGTTTCACATTTATTGCTGGTGAGGAAAGTGGTTTATATATCAATAGTGATATGTTAAACATTGAACAAGAAACTTTAGATATGTTAGGTAAACTATTAAAGTTTAAACCAACATTCATAACAGCAATGGAGCCATTGTTAAGAACAAGAAGAACTAGTTAATATGGCCTTATCTAATACTGATATCAAAGAAATTGAGAAAATTACAAGAAAAGAAATGAAAGATTTCTTGGAGAGTACACAGGCTCACAATATTGTAATGAAAATGATTCAAAAAGAACTTGGTACAAAAACAATTGACGATAAAATTGTCGACTTATCAACTAAAGTAGTAGTTGAATTATTCAAAACTTTATGGCAACGTAAATCGTTTTGGGAGACTTCTTTAAAAAGTGTAAAGTAATGAAAAAAAATCCATCCGAAGAAGAATTAAAGAAATTAACCAATTTAGCTCACAAGAATATAACAAAATCTAAAGGTAAGGAGTATGCTCCAAACGTCCATGAAATACAAAAATGGATTGATAATCACCTATCAAAGGAAAATAAAATTGAAGTAAAAGAAACGGATAGTGGCTCATCTGGGTCATTTGAAGGGGGAAATGCTTTAAGTGGTGGTAACACCATTAAAAGAAAGATAAATAAAATCCATAATTTTCCTGAAACAGATATAAATGAAATGTCTATAGACACATATGATGTTCCGTTTGGGGATGGTAGTAAAAATCCACTTAAAGTAAATGGACCTAATAGTGTAATGCAAAGTAGAGCGGTTAAAGATAAAAACTTCCCTAAATGGGGTGGTCCGGGTGGTGTTTATGTTAAAGTTAAAGAGAAATGTAAGAAATTTCCATACTGTAACCAAGGAAATACCGGAGCAATAGAATTCTATGAAGTTGAGGGATTGAAAGAATCAATCCAAGAAGTTTCTAAAAAATACGGAATACCATATTCAGAAATGGAAAAGGTAGTGATAAATGAAATAAAGAAGATATTTATATAATAATATGAAGTCCACAGATATCCAAAATATAATTAACGAATCTCTTTTTGATGAGGTTAAAAAAACCATTCTAAGAGAAAATAAAGAAGGAGATGAGGTTTATCACATTACATGTGAAGGTGAACCTATTGAAACTTTTGAAAATGAGGATGAGGCAATGTCACATTTGGATATTTATAAGAAGAAACATCCCGAAAAGGAATTCATAATTGAAAAGAAAAAATATAACTCACCGTCTGATATGATTGATAAATTAGATGAGATGGGAGAAAAACTAGAAGTAAAAGAAAACAAAACAATGGAAACAAATAAAGTTAAAAATTTCGCACACGCCGTTTCGGACGCTAAAGAAAAAGGATTAAAAGAATTCAAACTTAATGGTGAAACACATAACGTTGACGAATCTTGGAAACAACTTGAAGAAGAAGAATTTGGAGATGGTCGAGATGAAATTGACATGGATGATGATGGTAAAATCACAGGAAAAGACTTCAAAATGTTGAGAAACAAAAAAGAAGATGATTGTGATGAGTGTACACAAAAAATGGAAGAAAGTGAAGATTTAACTTCTATAAATGAGCTTAGAACATATGACGGTCACCCTGTAACATCGGAATATAACGGAAAAATAATTACTTGGGATGACTATGAGGTAATGGAAAAAAATCTTGATGGTGGAGGTCACAATGATGAAATTATATTAATGGGGTCAGATGAAGACGGAAACGAATACGAAACTACAGGTAGTACCACGGACGGAGAAATAGATGATTGGAACGATAACGAAATTCAAATGGTTAATTCAAATAAAGATTACCATATGGCTAAACAATATAATAAAAAGGCAAACACCCCGTGGAAAAAATATGAAACAAGTAGTGAATATGATTCATATTCAACCTCAAGTAGTAAAGATGGTGAAATCATGGAAGAAAATTTATGTGAATGCGGTGGAATGATGAACGAAGAAGGTATGTGTAGTGAGTGTGGTTCTAAATGGATGGGTGAAGAAATAAATGAATCTAATAAAAGAATATTAAGATTAACCGAAAGTGAAATGGTTAATATGATGTCGAGAATGGTTTTAGAATCTGTTCCTGGTATTGATGTTACAAAAAGAGCACAAAAAGGTTCTAAGAAAGAAAATGACGATTATATGAAAGACGTTGAAAGTAAACTTAAAAAAGTTTCATCTTTTGACGGAGCTGATAATCCAGAATTTCCAAAACAAAACGGTAAAGGTGAGAAAATGGCAATAAACGCCACACCTGAACAAAATGAATATACCGAAACTCACAGAGGAGGAACATTGGTGGATTTGGATTATGACCAAGAACCATCTGAAAATTTCAAAAAAAGATTAAAAATGGCATTGGAAGGTGACCCTAAAATGGGTAACTCACAAGATGCTGCTAATGTTATAAAAACTGATACCGGTAAAAATATTGGTAAGACCTCAGAAAAGAAAAAAGAAATTGAAAAGAAAGGTAAAGAAGTAAGTTGGGGTCATTCTTGGGCTTCACCTGAAAAAGTTGTGGTTGTTAAAGAATCAAAAACAAATATGTCTTCAGTTTTAAACGAGGAAATCGAAAGAATGAAGAAAATGTACGGATATAATAAAAAAACTCAGTAATTCTTTTTTTTAATTTCTTTTATCCTTATATTTTAAAATAAGGAATTATGGAAAACAGAAAGAATTATAATGAGTTTGATATTTTGGACAAGTACAAACACCAAATAGACATTTGGTATCGAGCTTACAATATACACAGGGAGAAAGTCGAGTTATTCTACGACTTTCTTTCTTCGTTATATGGGTTGATTGATGAAACATATTTAGGACCCGATGTCTTATATAACGAGACAGACCAAAGAAACCACTTTAGCTGGTGTTGGAACAAAACAATCGAAAATTTTAGTAAAGAAAAGATTTATTTCAAGGATAAAGGTAACCATTATGAATACTTTTGGAACTTTTTCTTTGAGGCATATTATTTAACCAAATTAGATGGTAAACAAACCCGGATAGGTGAATATTTTTATAAACTTTTTGATTTCAGATATAAAAAATCAAGGTCAGAACTTGACATATTAACCGAAGTTTATAAATTATTGGAACAAAACTTGAAAAAATAGAATTTATTCCGTATATTAGTATCAAAAACAAACAATAATGGAAACGCTAAATAGAATAAAAAACTTAGTGGAGAAAATGTCCGTTGACACCACTAAAGTACGCGAAAAAGGGAATAGGAGTGCTTCTATACGTGCAAGAAAGTACGCACAAGAAATTAAGGAGTTAATACCTGTCTATAGAAAAGAGATATTAAAAGAAATAAAGAATCATGATGATTAATGAAATAAAAATTTTCTTTTTGATTTTAAGTGTAGTTTTTTCATTAAGATTCGTTTTCGAATTTATAGTAAAACTACTTCAAGAAGAACCCGTACCAATGAAAATAAGTAAAGTAAATGAAGTTTTCCTTTACTTGTCATTATCGTACATAATAACAAGTTTAATAATATAATTATGTTTGATAATATAAGAACTTTAAGACCATATTTTTTCTCACTAAGAGAAATAGATAATAATGTTAGTTTAGATATCAGATTACCGGTAACGTGGAAATTTGAGAGCATTGTTACACCATATAAATCAATCAAAACTAAGGTACAGGATAAAAGTGAAAAATTTACTTTAGTTTCTTTGATTGGTAATGCAACATCAGACGGTTATGAAATTGTTTTTTCTTGTGCAAAGGAGATTGTAAAAATCAATAAAGAGCATGAAGAAAAACAAAAACTATTACAATCAAAAATTAAAGAGTTGGAGTTTCTATTCCAACATGAATCTTTAGATAAGTTAAAAGAATTATCATTTATAGAAAATGGACAAGAGAATACAACAAGGATTGAACTGGTTGGACAAGGAGTTGAAGAGGGACGAAGTGGAGATATCAAAACACAAGAACAAATTGATTGATGAAATCAAAGGTCTTGATAAAAATGAAATGTTCAAGGTACCAGAAAAAAAGAAAATAAGTTTTTTTACAAAAATATTAATGATATTTGGTCATGGAAAAAAAGGGTGATTTATTAAATCAATTAGCAATTATATCCGATTTAATTGAAAAGGTTAACTTTAACGTGACCAATAGTACAATGGTATTTGAGTTAAGTGACCAAGAGTACATTGACGTGTTTAGTTATATTAATAGAAAACAAAATAGAACGGCTAATAGTTTACCAAAAACATTTACAATAAAAATTGGTACTGTTGATATTATTTTTAATAAGAATAGTGTCGAAAAAGTTCAGTCCTCTTAAATCCTTTTGATTCTAAAAGGGAATATAGTTGTTTACGTTGAGCGGTAGTAACATCCTTAACAAATATAAAATTACCTCGTTTCTTTTTAAGTAAATCCTCTCTAACTAATTCAAATAACCTTTCCGCATCCTTCAGGTTTTTATTACCGTATAGTTTAATATTATCGTCATTTTGAATAAACAATTTATTATTTAAAGTGAACACCTGACCAATTTCGGTTACCTTTAATATCTCTTCAATCATTTCATGATAACGTATTCTTTTTTTCTCTTGGAAATCATAGATAAGTTCCTCTTTCCAATAGGGTATAATTTCTTTAATACGAAGTTTATCATTCTCCATTTTAGCCTCAATCAATCTACCAAGACTATCTTTAACAAACGTTTTTGTTGCCCAACGATTATTTGGAAAGACTAACGCTAATTCATACAATACTTCATTATTTCTTTTACTACCTTGTGTCTTTAAAAATCTGGGTTTTTGTTGTGTTTTAAATTCGCGCCAGTATTCGTAGATGGTCGTTCTTTTTTGACATCTATGTAATATTTTAACTCGTTTCTTATTACAGAAAAGAACTATAAAGTATTTCCCATTTTTCATAAAAATTTCAGAACCAGAGAGTATATTCCATACACCGCGAATAGACTCCAAACCAAAACAAACCAAGTAACTCCTTTTTCCATGGATTTAACCATGGAATTGATTTCTTCTTTTGTCATTTGACCTATCTCTGATTTTTGTTTACATTTTGAACATGCCATAGTAATTAAATTATACACAATTATAACATAACTATCAACCCATTAAAAATTTCTGGACAATATTTCGTTTTTCCGTTTTTTTTACTTATATTTTTACAAATAACACTAAACACACTTTTAATAACGACAAATGATATCATATATTGGTGGAAAAGCAAGAATCGGTAATTGGATAGAACCATTTATACCTAAAGACATTGAGACTTACGTAGAGGGGTTTTCAGGTATGTTTTGGGTGTTTTTTAACATGGACTTAAAGGATTACCCTAATTTAAAAACGGTTGTTTATAACGACTATAATCGACTTAACGCTAATCTATTCAAATGTTCGTTACAATATGACAGAATGTGGGAAGAATTGGCAAAATACCCATGTCAACAAGTGGGTGTTGAGAACACCCCACCTGAATATAATGAAATGTTTAAAAAATACCAAAAAGAAGTCTTTAATGATGATTTGGTAATTGGTGACGAACCTAACTTTGACATCGCTGCTAAGTATGTTTATGTGTTAACCCAAGTTTTTTCCGGTTCTAAACCTGAAACTTCAAACTACACAGACTATAAAGGTAAGTATCGTTGTAAAGTTCTAATTTTTATGGATAAATTAAAACATCCAGAGTATAGAGCACATTTAGATAAAATTACCTTTGTTGAGAACATGGATTTTCAAGATGTTGTTGAAAAATACGATTCTCCAACAACATATTTTTATATGGACCCACCGTATTATATGACTGAGAATTATTATTCTAACCATATATTCAGTAGAGAAACACATATAAGATTGGCGAAAACACTTAAAAAAATAAAAGGTAAATTTAGTTTATCATATTATGAGTTTCCACAATTATCAGAATGGTTTCCGAGAGTACCGATAGGTAAGAATAACCAAATATTAATGTTTGGTGAACCATCATATAGGTGGGAACAGAAGTCTTTTAAAAAGGCGGCGGCAGCAAAAAAAGATGGAACACAAAACGAAGGAATTGAATTACTAATAATGAATTATTAATATGGAATTATCACCGGATATACTAATATACATACAAACGGTAAAAAAATTCTTAGAAAATAATAAAGGAACTAAAGAATATTTTTTAACAAACGTGGATGAAGAATTGTTTTATGATAATCTTGGTCAAATTGCTCAAATTAATTTAGAAAAAAATGGAGAACCACAACTTTCTAAAGAACAATTTGAAGTATTGAGAATATCTTTACAGATATTCAAACAAGTTGACGAAGAAATAAAAACAGAAGATTCAATTTACGATTACATACCAAACGATATAAAATTTTATTTAAAATAAAAAAATAATGAAAATAAACAAAAAATTACCATCAGATTATTTAATTTACGAAACATCATATGGTTCGGACACACCAGTAGACCAGTTATTTGTACATTATTTTGATGGGTTACCATCGACGTACCATAACGCAACCAAAAAGTATAGTCAAAAAGTATTGGATTATATTTTAGGAAAGGGATATAAGAAAGAATGTCAAATTTCGGCTTTTGGGAGAAAGTATGACGTTGAAAGTTCATCTACCATGTTGGTAAATAAAGATACCCGCACCATGGTAATGTTAAAAACATTTAACGATAAGAAAGAACCATTATTTGAAATAACTTTTTATTATGACATCACTAGAGGTGAGTTTAATACCTTCTTCAATATGGATGAATTGTCTGAATATGAAGTTAAACTAAAAAAATCAGGTATTAATTTAGTAAAAGTTGAAATGGGACACATGGATACAGAAGAGTATGAAATGAATGTCCCTGATATCGATTTAGAGTTGAATTACGGGACTGAATTCTTAAAGGTACATGAAGTTATCCTAAAGAGACTAAACAAACCTAATGACAAAGGAATTATCCTTTTTCATGGTGACCCAGGAACAGGTAAAACATCCTATATAAAATATTTAACAAGATTGATTACGGATAAGGAAATTTTATTCATACCACCTTCAATGGCGGAATCATTATCTGAACCATCAATCATTCCATTTTTAATGGAACATAAAAATTCGGTGTTAATTGTGGAAGACGCTGAAAGAGTTATTGCGGATAGAGAAGGTAATGGTTCATCTATGGGTGTGTCAAACATCTTAAATCTAACTGACGGTATATTGGGTGATTGTTTGAACATTCAAGTAATTGCAACCTTTAACATGAAGAGAGAAAAAATTGACCAAGCATTACTTCGTAAAGGTAGATTAATTGCCGAACATAAATTTAGTAAATTATCAATCGATGAGACCAATATATTGTTAAAACACATAGGAAAAGAAGGTGTGGTTACCGAATCGATGACATTGGCTGATATTTACAATATAGACGAAGAACTTTTCAAAGTAGACGATAAATTAAAAATAGGATTTAAATAAAAAAACAAATATAAAAATGGAACTAGTAACATCACAACAATTAGAACAAATGAAATCAAACGGAGATAAATTACTTATTGATTTCTTCGCGGAATGGTGCGGACCCTGCAAAATGATAATACCCAAACTTGAGTCATTCGAATCTCAATTTCCAGGTGTAAAATTTGTAAAGGTTGACATTGATAAAAGTAGAGATTATGTAATGGAATTGGGTATACGCTCAGTCCCAACAATTATGATTTACAATGGTAAAGAGACAGTAGACAGCTCTATTGGTGTAAAACCAGACTCACACTATAAAGATATATTAAAAAAAGTTCAAGAATATGGCGAATAAATTATTAGTGTTCACTTTAGATACATGTGGACATTGTAAAACGTTAAAAGAAAGATTAATAAACGAATCTATACCGTTTACAGAAATTGAAGTTAACGCTAATAAAAATTTGTGGAATCAAGTTGTCACACAAAGTAAAAATGAATATCTACCAACATTTTTTATTAAAAAAGAAGGGTCAGATACTGGTCCTATATTTTGTCCTGAAAAGGATTTTAAAAATGATGACCAAGCAATTGAGATAATCAAAAGATACATTGAAATAAAAAAAGAGGGTTAATCCCTCTTTTCTTTTTTAACCATTTCATTAATCCAACTATAAGTTTTTTGGATACCGTCACTTAACGGTCGTTTGGATTCCCATCCCATTTTTTCTCTATATAACTTGTTATCTGAATTTCTACCTCTAACACCGGTTGGACATTTGTGTCCATATTTAGATTCAAATTCCTCACCATAAATGTTTTTTATAGAAATGTATTTACCTGATGTTATTATTGCTAATTTGGCTAATTCATTAATGGTGACCATTTCTTCTGAACCAATGTTTACAGGCCCTAAAAATTTATCTTGTTCCATAAAACGAAGAACCGATTCAATACAGTCATCAACGTATAAGAATGAACGTGTTTGATTACCATCACCCCAAACTTCTAATACATCTCCACTTTGTAATTCTGAAGCTTTACGACACATAGCTGCTGGTGATTTTTCTTTACCACCTTTCCATGTACCCTGAGGACCGAATATATTATGGAAACGACCAATTCTAACATCCAAATTGTAGTTACGATTAAATGATAGATATAATCTTTCACTAAACAATTTTTCCCACCCATATTCTGAATCTGGATTTGCAGGGTACGCCGAACTTTCCTCACAATTTGGGTTATTAGGGTCTAATTGATTGTGTTCTGGATACATACATGCCGAGGATGAATAGAAAACTTTTTTAACACCACTATTAACACATTCTTTTGCAACATTTAAATTAATCATTGCCGAATTATGCATAACATCTGCGTCATGTTCACCTGTGAAGATATATCCAGCTCCACCCATATCGGCAGCTAATTGATAAACCTCATCAAATGGAATCATATCTGAGAATGGATGTCTATTATATGTGAATGGTAGTATTTTGTCATTATGTGATTCTAATCTAAAAACAGATTCCACATTTCTTGTGTCACGTAAATCATATTGTAAAAATTCATCACACATTTCTTTTGGTGAAAAATATTCGTGATTTTTTATGTCAACCACTCTTACGTAGTTACCTTCTTCTTTTAATCTCTTCGCTAAGTGACCACCAATGAATCCACCACCACCTAATATTAAAATTTTTTTCATGTTGTGTATATTTTACTAAATATAATTTTATTTTTTTAGAGTATCAACCGTATTTGATAATAAAATCACTACAAACACCGATACATTCTTTAATATCATCATCAAATAGTTCAGGTAGAACTGCAATACTATTATTTATTGGTTGTTTACCGGGGTGAGCCCATAAAAAACCTTTAGATGTTATTATAACATCATCTGTTTGATGCCAAAAATAATTAATATCATATTCACAATCTCTGAAATAAACCAAAGACTCCATATTCTTACAATGTATCCAAAGTTTATTAATCCTGTCTGTAAACCATCTAAGATTAACTTCGTATTGTGGATTATCATGACCCAACAGCATTTTACCATCAACATACCAAACATCCACCTCAACATCATAACCAGAACCTAACGTCGCATCGATGTAATTTGGGTGATTTTCTTTTTCCGGAATTCTACCGTCAATATTTCCTCTATGTGATATTAGAATCATACGATTTTTTTTATTTTATCCAAATTTTATTGTTACTATTTATTTTACTTAAAAATTGATGCACACCATCAAATTTTTTTCGAAACAGACAAACCCATAAACCAACGTTACCACTATTCAAAATTATTTTAGAACTTTTTGAAATTATCATCATAACGGATAGAAAGGTTTGTGCCGTTTGTAATCTTTCACCTTTACTTAATGTATATTGTATTGCAGTGTCAGATTTGGATATTTTTTTAGTTTCATTAATTATTATTACTTCGGGTAAATTATTTTTCATATGGTTACAAAAATCAATTTCATCAGACTGAATTAAAATTTTGTGGTCTGGAAATTCTGATTTTAATTCTAAAATTTTTTGTAACATTTCATCATAACTAGGTAGATTAGTTTCTAAACGTTTATCATTACCCCTATACAATACTGAAATTGTTTTATTTATATCAATATTGTATTTAACAATTAAATCATTATACAAGTTGATAACTTTATCTGATGGGGTAAAATACGTATCAATTATTTTATTTGTGTAATTATAATTTATTAAATTATATGGGATGTATTGGTCTTCATTACACACTTTAGGATAAAGGCAATTGGTTGAAAAACTTTCATTTTCAAAATTATTAAAATCCTCAATTCTATTAAAAAATTCATTTGTAATGTCTCCCTCAGTTTTAGATTTTACTAAACCGAACCAAAAAATACTAACGTCATCAATTCCATTATCTTTATATAACTCCCATTGTTCCGAAGAATCTAAAAATGGTAATATTTTATTTTCATGATGGTATTTTGTTAATTGTCTTAATATGTCAGTACAGCAACTAAAAAATCCGGCATTCCATGTTGTTTTTAATATCGGTCTATCCATTAGTATAGTGTTTTAAATTCTTCTACGGTTATTAAATTAAGTAAATCATTTCTATTAAAATCAAAATAATCCCAACTTACGATACCCATTTCAAAGTCTATATTTTTTACTTTATTACCTAAATTAGAATTTTTCATAATTACACCGACCCCCCAATCACAATCTACCGTAAAATATTTGTGGTTTATGTTATTTTTTCTAAATTTTAATATTGATTTGTAAACATCCCCATTCCATTGAGGTTGGACTCTTGGTATTAAAGTGTGATTCAAAGTTGGTGGATTACAATCATGAATAATTACTATACCGTTTTCGTTAGTTTGTTTTAAAGAATTTTCAATATCAATATCTACTTGTTCAGAATGATGTAACCCATCAATAAAAATAATATCATAAAATTTATCCCGATTACTATTGAAAAAATCATCAGATGTCATTTTGTAATTAACACCAATTGACAACCCTCTTTCAATACATGGGTCTACCCCATCTTTGATTGGACAATTTATTTTTTGTATGCACTCCCCATCAAATACGCCAATTTCTAAATATGTTTTTAAATTTAGTTTGGTTATAAAATGGTTTATTATATCATATCTGTACATAATTTTACCCCCCATGGATTTATTAAAATTTTATTTTTTAAATCAACACCATTAAAATCATTTGTATTATGGGTGATTACAATTATATCGGAATTATTAATGAATAAATCAAATTTATTTGTGTATTCAGATATGATTAATTTATCATAAAATACCACATCATAACCTTCACTTAGTAACCTTTCATAAAGAATATTACCGGGTGATTCTGTCGTTACATATGTGTTTGGTTTAAATGATAAACCATAGATACCAATCTTTTTATTTGTGTATTTTTTAACCTTATTATAAAGTAATATATTTTGATTTTCGTTGATTTTTTGAGTGGATTTTATATGCGCGGCATCTAATCCAACATTTTCTGACATTTTAATAAACGCCCAAGTATCTCTTGGAAAACAGGTTCCACCAAAAGATAGTCCACTTTTAATATAATACGGTGAAATTCTTTTATCGCACCCTAATGCTTTAGTTATGATGTGTGGATTTGCGTTGAATTTTTCAGAAACATTACCAATAAAGTTAGCAAAACTAATTTTCATTGTAATGTAAGCATTTAAACTAACCTTAGTTATCTCCGATTCAACCAAAGACATTCTGACAATTGGTGGATTGTTTTTTAATATTTTAGAATAGATTTTTTCGGCAACATCTCCGTACTTAGAATCACTTTCACCCATGATGATTACGTCTGGATTTTCAAAATCCTTAATTACACAACCTAACGCAACTAAATCGGGGATATAAACTACACCAAATCCTTGATTAAGTTTCCTACCTGTATTAGATTCAATCATCTTAACAATTTCATCGTGGCTGCCTGGCATAACGGTTGAACTTATAATAAATAAGAAATCTTCGTTGTTTGAGTTCTTTAGTTTTTCACATATATTTTTAACCGCATCGTAGATGTATTTGTTAGAAAATTCACCCTTTTCATTTGATGGGGTATTAACCAATATAATGGCAATGTCCGTGTTGTTTACAATATTCTCAAAGTTATCTGAGTATTCAATATTTTTACGACCACCTATTAGATACTCTTTTAGGTTTGTCTCGTGAAAAGGTAGTTCATCATTTTTAAGGATATTTATTTTGTTAACGTCGACATCGATACCAATTATTTTTTGACCGTGTTTTCCAAATGTTGCTAATAATGGTAGTCCAAGTTTACCTAAACCAATCAATGATATTTTATTTGTATTCATTTTTATTTAAAATTGTTTTTATTATTGTTTCCATATCCTCCCATTCACCAATAGTAATCCTAATGGTATTGTGTAAACCTGAAAACATACTTCTATCTCTGACCAAAATATTTTTATCAGATAATTCTTCTATAATTCTTTTACTATCGTCAACTCTAATCAAAATAAAGTTTGCGTCCGATTTAATAAATTCAATATTACTATCCTCTAAAATTTTTTCAAATTTATTTCTATTCTTTATAATGGTGTCAACCCTATCCTCAATGTAATTGATGTTATCTAATGCAACTTCACCTAATTTTTGGGCAAAAGAGTTAACTTCTTTACTGTTTCTAATTTTATTTATTGGGTTAATCAATTCCTCATTTGCACATATGTAACCAAGTCTAATTGATGCTAAAGAAAACGCTTTGGAAAAAGTTCGAGTTACAATCAAATTGCCGTAGGTATTGACTAATTTTGAACATGATTTTTTTGAAAATTCATAGTAAGCTTCGTCAACTATGAATAGTTTTTGAGGGTGAATAGTTAATAAACGTTCAATTACTCTGGCATCTAAACAATGACCAGTTGGGTTATTTGGGTTACTAATATAAATTACATCATTATGGATTATATCATAAAAATTATATTCATGTAAACCAAACGGACTATAGATTGTAGAATAATTTACATTATCTGAGTAAAGATTTATGTAGGATTCAATTTGACTATAGTTAGGATAATAAATTAGTACGTTGGTATCAATATTTAAAAATGCGGCAAAAATGTAATGTAGTGCGGAATCCGAACCATTAAAAGTTTGTATATTCTTTGATTCAACACCACAATAAAGACTTAATTTATTGATTAAATTTTCATTATTAATGTTTGGATACTCACTATAATTAATTGTGGATAATGATGAAAATAAAATCTTACTAAATTCTTCGTCATATGGTAAATTACATTCATTCCAGTCTAATTTCTTAACATCCCCACCAACAGTTCTTTTGGATGGTTTATATTCATCAATTAACTCTAATCTATTGTTT